TGTGCCATTAAAGTTTACCCAAGCCAAAGCATTAGTGGTCACACCGTTTGACTGTACTTTTAATACACCAGAACCATCCGCTGTTTGGGTTAATCCTGTTCCGCTGACTGCATTTAAGATTGTGGTCATGATTAGTCCTTAGCGGAAGACGGCAATGTTGGCATAACTAGCATCTACCGTTGCGTTTCCTGTGTCATTACATATTGTGTTGAATGATGTTGTGGTTACGCTTGTATAAGTTGAAAGAGCCGCCGATCTTCCGCTGTTGTTTGGATTGGCTGAAGTTACTACGCAATAATTTGCATCGGGCATAGCATTAGTAAAGTTAATTGTGTACGAACCTGTTCCAGTTCGAGTTATGCTTGACACATTAAATGACGCTCTGATCGTGACCGATGAAACTCCATTCCAGTCAGCCCAAGCCCTGCACAGCGTACCAATCTGTGTACTTGATCCATCATTAAACTGTGGCGGGGTTCCTGCTGTAGACGATTGGATAACGTCTGAGTTAAGCGTACCGTAGGTCATAGTAAGACTACCTTTGATCCGTTAGGGATCGTTATTGATGCACCTGACGCAATCGTGATCGGGCCAACCATCACAGCACTTCTACCGCTTGTGACTGTGTAAGAAGCCCTAATCGCACCAGACGTACCGTTAATGATACGGTTACGCATCACGCTGGATGGGGGGCTTAATATAAAGCCTGTGGAGTTGTTGATCGAGTCAGTCTGTACCGATCCCGCAATAACTTGTCCGTATGCCATTAGAGAACCACCAATCGTGAGCCAGATGGAATGACTAACTGCGAGCCCCCGGCAATAGTAAACGGCCCTGTTGTCATTGCCGATGATCCGGCGGGAATCGTATAACCCACCGTCATTGTCTGCGATGAAACGTGCAAAGCCTGGCTAGCAATAATCTGCGGATTACTGTTAGGCCAGTTAAATGACGGAGCAAATGCCATTAGTACGTGCCTCCTAGAGCGTAAGCCGTTAAGTTCGTTTGAACAGTCTGACTAATATATAGCTGATAGGTCGGCGGCAAGACCAAGTAAGCATAGGCTTTAGTCAACAAGAACGAATCAGTCGTATTTCCTGCCGTGATGGCTGTTACGTCAAATTCGTCATACAGATAAGACGTTGTGCCGTTATAAATCCAGATGAACAGGTTTGACGCGACAGAGGTTGCCGTAGCTTTAACGGTGATGGCGTCAATCTTTGTGCCGTTTGTTGAGGTAGCCGTTAGCTGAGTCAAACCCGTTGTACCTGTGATATTGGCGCGGGATGTAACCGCCGTTGCTGAAGCCAATGAACCAATACCGATAATCGGCGTTAAGGGAAATATAGGGGATGTATTTGCAGCCATTACAGGAAGCCTCCGAATTGTTGTTGAACATAAATATTACTTGCACCAGAGGTTGTTCCACCCCCGCCAGCCGTAGCCCATGCAAAGGCCGATCCCGTCCATTGTAAGTAAGTTGAGGCGATTGTGGGGGCTGTTATGAATCCAGTTGTGTTAGCCGCCGTTTGATACGAGATTTGGTTAGTTGCTCCAGCATAGACGTTAGTTGCATATTGGGCTTGTAAGTTAGCAACCTGTGTCGTGCTGGCTATGATTAACGGGGCTGTTCCGGTTGAAACTGTTGAAGCCAGTTGATAATTAAAGGTTGTTACGCCCGTAGTAGCAATGGTTGCTGCATCAGTCGCACTTCCATTGATGACAAAGTGAATCGCGTTTGATGTAGTCGTGCCGATTGCCAAATCTGCTGTGGTTGCCGTCAAATAGACTGCATTGGGCTGGTTAAATGCGCCCGAACCAGTAAATCCAGATGAATTCATACCAAAATCACCGTAATAGGTGGAGTCGGTACTTAGTGAATTATTGACAATGTAATCCGTAGAAGCAGTTGCTCCTGTATTACTGTTTTGGATAATTACTTGGTTATATGCCGTTGCCGAGCTTTGCGCCGTTATTAGCGCATTTGCTGGGGTATACGTTAGCGTTCCAATCGTTACGGATGTAGCATTTGCTGCGCCTATGTTTGGCGTAATTAGCGTGGGGCTTGTAGACAGAACAACCGAACCACTACCCGTTGATCCGGTTAAAGTTGGAGCCTGTGCGGCTGAACCTGTACCTGTGCTTGTTAGGAATTGAGGGATTGTTGTGGTATTTCCAGCCAATAATGCAAGGGCTGACGCACCAGAATAAACGATTGAACCTAAAGCTGCGGTCAGATTCGCTCCCGTACCGCCAGACGTCATTCCTAGCGTTCCACTTAAGGTCACAGCTCCGCTTGATGCGGTACTAGGACTTAATCCGCTCAGGCTGGTTTGGAATGTTGTAACACCAGAACTCGACGAAGCGGCCCAAACAAATGCTGAACCGTTCCATTGCAAATAAGTAGATGCGGTTGTGGGCGCAGTTATGAATGAAGTTGCACCCGATCCGGTGTTATATGGGATTTGATTGGCTGATCCACCCGCAATATTGGTTGCTGTTGTGGCACTTGTGGCACTTGTTGCGCTGGTGGCAGTAGCGGCGTTTCCGCTAATGGAGATTCCCCAAGTCCCAGACGCATTAGTTCCTGTTGCACTTGGTGCGCCAACAGTATTATAGGAAATCGTTATAGCGGAACTACCATTAAATGTTGTTCCTGATGCAACGCCAGTACCGCTATTGTTAATGGTTAAAGCGTTTGTTGTGTTTGCTGTAACTGTCGTTGATCCACCCAATGAAACAGAGTTTCCGTTGACAGTTACTGAACTATTTGCCAAGTAACTATTCGCAATCGCCGTTCCATTCCAAACGCCAGTAGTTATGGTTCCGAGCGTTGTTAAGCTGGTTGATCCAGCAAGCGGCGATGCTCCTACCGTATTATATGAAACAGTAATTGCGGAACCACCATTGAAGCTGGTTCCGGAGGCTGAACCTGTTCCGCTGTTATTAAATGTGACTGCGTTGGTTGTTGTGCCGCTTGGCGTTGTCCAAACAAGGCTAGTTCCGTTATAGGTCAAGACGTTTCCGCTTGATGTCGGGGCCGCCGTAAATGTGGTTGTTCCGCTTGCGGTTTGATAAGGAACTTCATTCGCCGCCCCACCAGCCAAATTGGTAGCGGTGGTTGCAGAGGTTGCGCTGGTAGCGGTTGCGGCATTGCCGCCAATAGATAGGCTTGAAGCTGTTCCTGTTAGCCCTGTGCCAGCACCGCTGAATGATGTTGCGCTTAACGCTCCCGTATTAGGAACAAAACTGAGCTTAGTTGAGCTTGTCGTTACCCCTGTATTCCCGGTTGTAACCGCAGAAATCGTTGGATACCAAGTCGAAACGCTAGAAGTGTTGTCGGTAATCGCTACGTTCGTTGCATTTGTTGCATTTGTTGCCGATCCAACAGATAACGTGCTTTGTGCTACATATTGGGGCGCAGATGCACCCGCAGTCAGCACATAATTTGTCGTTCCTAACGCCAAAAAGGCTGTTGTTGCCGTTGCCGACTGATACGGAAGCGATCCAGTTGCCCCGCCATTCAAATTATTGGCTTGAGCCGCCGTTCCACCAATGCTTAACGAGCTTGCGGTTCCTGTTAAACCCGTTCCAGCACCTGAAAAACTGGTTGAAGTAAACGCGCCAGTTGACGGATTATATTGGAGTTTTGTCGAACTTGTGTATTCGGTTGTTAGGTTTCCGCTTGTTTGATTTGCAAACAACGGATAACGCACCGCATTTGTGCTGGTGTCATCAGTAACTGTTGCGTAAGCGGTTGGAGTTGTCCAAGTTGGTGCGCTTGTACCATTTGAAGTCAAAACCTGACCTGTTGTACCTGCTGCGGTGATTGCTAATGCCGACGATCCAGAATAAACCACGCCACCCGCTACAGCGGTCAGGGCTGCGTTTGTGCCGCCATACAAAAGACCTACGGCGTTACCATTCCATGTACCGCTTGTATACGAACCGGCCCATGACAGAGTATTAGTTGACCAGCTGGCGTTCGATGGTGGCGAATTATGATAATCCCACGAACCCGCAGCAATCGAATTGCTTAACAGAACTAACGTTATATATGAGCCTGATTGGACGGTTGCTACAGTCGTTGAGGAATTGTTTTGAATTACTATTGTTCCTAACGACTGGTTGTTATTAAACGTAAATGTTGCGCCGTTTGGAAGCGTTGTAGCATCAGGCAGTTTGATTGTTTGACCGCCGGAACCGGAAATCGCCCAATTTTGGTAAGAGCTGGCTGTTAATACTAACGGTGTTCCGCTTGCTGCTTGGCTTGAATATCCTTCAAATAGGCAATTTGTTGTGATGTTTCCGTTGGCATCACGCAAAACGACTGAGTTTGCACCGCTTGAAGTTGTAACGCCGGTTCCGCCATTGGCTACATTTAGAGTGCCGGATAGGACAACGCTTCCGGTTTGTGGAGATGACGGAGAGAATCCTGTTGTTCCTGCGCTGAAACTCGAAACATTGGACGGTAACGCTGTCCAGCTAGGAACTCCGCTAGAAACGGTCAAATAGTAGCCGTTTGAACCAATTCCTAAGAATCCTGTTGTGGATGCTCCGGTTTGATACGGGATTGATCCTGATGCTCCGCCAGCAATATTTGTTGCAGTTGTTGCTGTCGTTGCAGTTGTTGCAGTTGTTGCGGTAGCTGCATTTCCACCAATGTTGAGGGATGTAGCTGTACCCGTTAAACCTGTACCCGGGCCGCTGAACTGGCTTGTTGCGGTGATTGTCGTACCAGTAACCGCTGCGGCAACAGAACCACCTATTGTTGTTCCGTTTATTGTTCCGCCAGTTATAGCTACGCTTGATGCGTTCTGGGTTGACATCGTACCCAAACCAGATACTTGGGTATTAGAAATTGCTATTGATGTATTGGTAACGCTTGAAACCTGTCCCGAGGCGTTAGTCGTAATGACTGGGACGCTAGAAGCCGATCCATACGTTCCGGCGGTTCCAACAGGAGTTATCGAAAAGACGTAGTTATTAAGACTTAAGCCCGTTCCCGCTTGATATAACGCGGTATTCGAGAATTGGGTAAATGTGATTGAGGTAACGCCCAGCGTACCGTTCTCAGGAATGGTTGATACCCACGCCGAACCGGATTGAATAGTTCCGTTATCAACAAACAAATAGGCCGCTATGAGCTTTTGATAGGTATTGGCGTCACTTGAGCGCGTCCATGCGCCGGTTGAAGCGTTGTAAATACCGTTTGTGGTCTGGTCTGTTTGGTTCTTAACCAGCACCCGATCCCCTGCGTTCGTTGTGTAGCCATCAATCGTCTGAAGGCCAGACAGGGTAATGTTGGTGGTTGTCGCTACTTGCGCCGGAGCTTTGAAGTTTAAGCCCGAAATAACCGCGTCAACATAGCTTTTATTAGTTAAATCTGTGGGATTTACAGGCGTATTAGCGACTTGGCCTGTAGTAGTGCTGATATTGGTAAAAACCCCTGTTGAGGGGCTTGTTGCACCGATTGTGGAACTATCAATCGTGCTATTGGTGATCGTCAACCCAGATTGAATGGGGTTGATATTGGGATAAAACGGGGTTCCCGCAGGGCCAATCAAAGAAACTAACGCGAAATTCTCGTATTGATCTTTGAAAATACCTTGAACCGGAACGATGTTAATCGTTGAGGTTGATGCTGAATTGCTCATTTTTAACCCTGCGGGAAGGTTTTACGACTGATCTGCGGTTGGTGTTACATAAATGATTGACGGCCCTGCTACGTTGCTGATTGCAGTCATATAAAACGGCGTAGTGGGGCAAGCCAAAACAATCGGGGCTTCCATGATCGGGGGCAAAACAAAATCCCC